CTATGTGAAAACCCTTTTTTCCAGTAAAGTAAACCAACAATGATTCCTGCGGAATATGCATAGAGAGATAACCATATAACCTCTGCGCTTCTTCATAGCAGAGATTCATATCTTCACTGTCTAAGTCAAAATATAATGAACCTAACCTAATAGCCTTATTTATATCAGTGGTATTAAAATGCCAGATAGAAGTATATAAGCCTATGTTATTGTGCTTTTCCCTATAGTGATCTATGTTTTCCATTTCATAAAAAACTGGATCATCACCATTTTTATCTCTAATAACTCTATCTAAATTAGGTACATATCTAGCTACCTCAACGTATTTCCATTGAGATATAAATTTATCTTTATCTAAAGGAAGTTTCATGGTATATGTATTTTACCACTATCCATTTCCATGTGCCAAGCTATTAGTCGATTGTGTTCCAAAATATTTTCATTGTTAGATCTATAGTATATTGATTCTTTGATAAGGAATTCTAAAGATTCATTTATGTACGCTCTGACATGCATTTTGTCTGGGTTTTCTACTGTCATTTGCTTTCACTAATCTCAACAATTGTATGTAACTTTGAAGCTACGTTATCCGATAAGTGTACTATCATATCCATGTAGGTGCTAGGCACTGTTTCCGGGACAGGAGACCATGGACCAAGATGACATCTTACCAACCTAAGTATTGACTGAACAGTTTCTTCATCTAAGAAAAGGGTAGAAGATGCGGATTCTGAACCATACTTTTTATCATTGTCTTGACACTTTTTAACAAAAGCCCCAACTGTATATGGATGCATTGGATCATAAAAGAAATCCTCTTTATTATCATCATAGGCTATACCCTTGGTTACATCATGTAGTAAGCATGCTGCATAAACTGTATCTTTTTCCGGCACAATCAATCCATAAGAGTCACATATTACCTTAGCAACTTTTACAACCCTTTTTGTGTGCAAGACGTTGCCACCGCTACCATGCTCATCAGCTGGATGATATTTACCTGAAAAACTAGATGGTATTTTCCAAAATGTTTTTGCCTGAAGTAAAACTGATCTAACAAATAGTCTAATTTGTTGACTGGCGATAAGATTAATTTCCTCTATGAGAGGACTCAATAACTTATCTTCTTCTTCATTTGGTTTGAATGAAACATCTTCATTTAATAACTCGTCTAATATACTTTTTTTACTCATAGTCTGAATCCCAATTTAGTTTTTGTTTTAAATAAATTTGATACTTTTCATCTATTAAAGATATTAAATATTCATAAGGAGTTTTTTTATTCTCTTTTGCAAGCGTAAATAAACTTTTAGATACTCTAGCTTCAAGTATAACACCAAATCTATTTTTCTGCATTTTTTGACCAGTTTGACCACTTCGAACATGGCTTATCAAAAGGACATTTTTTGCAATACCAAGTCAATCCTCTTCTTGGGACAAAATTTTCTGCTTGCTCCAATTCATCAGCCCAAAATTTCAAAGAATCAAGATCTTCTTTTGTTATTTCAAAATCAACAAAAGAAACTTTAGATGTTAATAAATCTATGTAACCAAAAGATGCCTTAGAAATTCTCTCACCATGCTTTACCGCAAACGCATTGTACATTGTGGCAAAGTTTACTTGATACATATGCTGATGACTATTCTTGTAGTTAAACATTATTTTAATAATATAATATTTATTATCCTTGTAAAGAATAATATCAAATTTATCTTTTATCTTAACCTTTGGCGTGACTGGCATAATGCAGTCTTCATTTATTGCAATTGGTATATACTCTTCATCTGAAAAGTTTTCATAGAAAGACAGCAAGGCAGACGCAGCCTTGGTCGTAAGGCTAGCGCTATTTCCGTACGCACTCTCGTGTTGTTCTGTCATAATATCATATGATGAAACATTATCGGAGAACCAAAGCTTTTCCCATCTATTTAAAAGCGATGCGTATGACGGTGTGTAGCCACCTTGTTTCTTATAAAAGAAGTAATATATAATTTCTTTTAATGTATTTTCAAATCTAATAGACAATAGATCTCTGCCACCTATTGACTCTGGTAGTTTTTGATTATATCTATACTCGTAAAGTAATGAGCAGGTTTGAAAGTCCTTTAAGGATTCTGGTGTAATTAATTTCATTAGTTAAAATCTCCATTGTTTAATAAATCATCTAAGATTGATGAGGCATCGTAGGATCCAGCTGTGACTATCTCATACTCTTCATAGGACTTTCTGGAATCTACATACCTAACTAGTGGTGGCTCATAAGAGAATGTTGAACCAGTAATTCTATTTTTTGGTATCTGCAGCTGCATTACGTTTTCATCCTCTGAATCGTCACCGCTAACTAATTTCTTTTCTGTAATGAAAATAGTTACTGCACACTTTTGCTGTATAGCTAAAGAGCCACCAGTATCAGACTGCATAACTATCTCTCTTTTTTCTTTCATTCTATTTGAGTTTTCTTGCGCAGTAATTATCAACACACAATTCATATCTCTGGCTATTTTTTCAAGACGAACCATCATTTCCTCAAATTCACCCCATCTAGCCTTGCCCTTAGATCTGGTAAACATTGATTGGATAGTGTCAATAACTATTACGTCTGGCAGATGCTCACCTTGAACTAAGATATCCCTTAGCCAACTTTCTAGGTCTTCAAAATATGGAGTATCTGGGTCATGTTTAACCATTAGACGATCACCCCATTTCTCTAAGCGATCAGTGAACATCTTTATATATTTATTTTTTTCCTCTTCGTCCCATTTGTCTAACTCTGAATAGATGTTCTTTCCAGTTATTTGGGTCATTAAGATTCTTTCCCAGTGAGTTCTTGCTTCTTCAAAGTTAATATACAAAGCCTTGTATCCGCAATCTAACCAATTGTTAACTAGGCATTTTGCAAACGTGCTCTTACCCTTTCCTGATGCGGCGATAATAGCATGAACAGCGCCTTTAAAAAATCCTCCATCGTTAGTATATCCCATTGCTCTATTCAAGGATTTAAATTGTGTTGGTAAGAAGTCTGGAGTATCTAATAGCGAATCTATCTTATCTATTATTTGATACGCTGTAACCACACCATCTAATGGATCATAGCTTATTTTATTTTCTAAATCAGTAATCTGTCCAGTGATAAGATTCATTCTTGCAAGGTCGTCTTCGCTCTTCAGGCCTTTTTGACTTAGAATTATTTCTAATTCTTTTAGATAGTTTTTCTGTTTTATTTTAGAACCTGAACAACAGCTTCAGGACTAGCCAACTGCATATCGGAAAGAACGCCCATGAGAGCGTTGACTCCCTCATCTCCATTAAGCGCTTCAAATACATGACTTTCTAGTTGTATCCAGTTCTTAAAAACTATTGGATCGACTATGTCTAAATCTGTACTAGACACATATGACAAAAGAGCATTGTAAAACTCATGAACGCCCTGTTGGTTATCGTTGATCCCAACAATCTGTGGATCTAAATTATCCTTAAAGTAAGATATTGCTCCCTTTTCTCTAAAAGAGAGGGCAAATATCTGATATTCAATTGGCTGAGTTACAGGAGAAGATTCAATATCACTCATGATTATCTCTTCTCTTTTTCATCTTTTTGTATGTCTCTTTCTTTCTTTCGTTGTATTGCTTTTTTCTATCCTGATAAAATTTATTTTGAGTAATGCTTTTCTTATTTGTCTTTATATTCTCTGGAACATTAGGGCTCAATCTTATTGCTTGCAACAGTCTATCATAAACGGCTTGCTCACTCAGATCATCGTTATATCTAAATACAACTAATGTTATTCCCTCTTGCTTGCAAAGTTCTAATTTTCTTTCATCTCTTTTTTGAGCCTGGATAAAATCATATTTTGATTCAAAAAATCTTTCAGTGTAATAGAAATGTTGTCTACCATGAAATTCAGCACCTATTCTATATTCCTGACAGTATACGTCTATCCTTAAGCGCTCACCTATATGATGTTCGTTTATTATCTTTTGTCCAGGAAAAAGTTTCTGCATTGCTTGAGTAAGCGCAGCTTGACCTCTTGATGTTTTTTTCTTTTGCTCTTTAATCCAAGAAAGACCAAGTGAATTAATTTTCTTATTTAACTGAGCAAATGTATAGCCAAGTTCTTTAGCTATAGCTGAAATAGTTAGATCTGAATCAAACAAAAGATCTATTAAAAATAGATCATCCTCTTTATCCTCAGTCTGTCTTTTCATTTTGGGAGATCCTATTGCTAAATCTTGCTCGAGCAAAACTGATTACCTTCCCAAAATCTATTATAGAGAAATTTAATTCATCCCATATCTTACCTGCCAAAGCAGCAGAAAGTAACGGACAATCCAAAATAACTGTATCAACCTTACCTGTATAAGTTGCCAGGGTTTCGATTATAGAATCTAGCTTATCATAATAATCGTTATAGGGAACGTAGATTGTGTCCACAGGTGATCCCAAAACTCTTGTAATCACTTTCCTATCATGAAAGGTAACTACTACATATGGGGTATTTCTTATATAGAAGTCTACAAAAGATGTGAAAGCTACTTCATTATTATTAAAGTAATTTTCAAGTGTTGTTGAGTTGTAGTAAACCTGATTGGAATCTACCTTTGAGTAATCTAGTTCATTATCTGAATCATTAGAATTTACAAAAGCTAAAGGTATTCCTTTCATAAAATTCTTATCATTAATACTAAATGATTTACTTATTGAATCACTAAAGTCTTTAGAAGCTTTCTTCATCTCTGTACTACCCATAGCGATGAGTGCTGATCGAGGAAAGTTAACGTAAGCAAAGCGCTCCTTAGACAGCATCTTTAGAGTCAGTGATTGAATTGTTTGTGCGTGTGTTGCGATTCTAATATCTTTTTTCATTTTCTTCCTACCTTAAGAAGTTTCCCCAGTCAATCAAGACTGGATTTGGGTCTATAATTGAGTTGATATGATTTAATGCGTGAAATTCTCCACCGTCTAAAGTTGAATATCTTTGATGCTTAGAGATCTTATCTTCATCTCTTACATATCCAAGATGTTTCATGACCAAGCCTGAATCAACCCAGAAGTTTCTTTGCCTGATCCAATCAACTACATACGTAGGTTCTGAACCACAGGCTAATTTTCTATTAGCAAAGCCGCCATCTTCTTTAAATTTAAAAATTCTACTGCTATTATTTGGGGCCCATAGCTTATCTGTACGCCATTGATTCTCGTTCCACATGTGGTAAAAACGAACATTAGCAACATCATATGGCGATTTTGATAAAACAGATGAGATATCAAGATTGTCTACATCGTTTTTGTTATATAGCATTTCGTCACAATCGATTGCCACAATCCAGTCACCAAGTTTTGCATGCTGACACATATTAGACCAAGCAAAAGCTCTTAGCTGACCTTCATGCTTTGTAAAGAGTTGTTCCGGAGTTGAATAAACGTGACAATATTTTTCTGCTATTTTAGCTGTATTGTCAGTAGAACAATCATCGGTAAAAACAATACCATCTACTTGCTGTGAAAGCCTTTCTAGAACTTCTTCTAGAAATCTTCCTTCTTCATTTCTGCCCACCATTTGAGCGTATATCATATACTTTCCTTAAGGTTAATAGAGGGTAACACTAACTAAATAGTGCTACCCTCTAGCTAATAGGATTCTTAGATCTCCAACATTTCTCGGACTTCTACAGCCGAGATTCGATCTACATTAGTCTTACTGGTAATAACTTCACCCTTAACACCACGACGTCCAAGGGCAACCTTTTCAGCCTCTGTCTTATTCTTAGCTTTAACAACATAAGAAGTTGTTACTTCGAAATAGTTGAACTTATTTTCTGCCATATTATTTCCTTTATTTAGTTGATGGATATGTATGAGATATATATTCTACAGCCTCTTCAAGAGTATCTGCAACTTTTGTGGCAAGAAACTTAAGATAAATTCTGTGTTGTATATCTTGATGAGCCCAAACAATTACTGGTTGATTGTTTAGATGTGCCCAAGTCATTTCAAAATCTGTTCCAATATACGCTCTATAAAGTAGAGTGTATTCTACTAAAATAATATCACAGCTTTTTTGTAGGAAAAGATTTTTGTCTACTATTTCTTTTGGCTCGCAGTCTTCTTCCTCCAGAGCATAGTCCATTGGATTTACTGCTTTAAAGCCTCTATGATCTAGAAGAGAAGTTGCCTCATCCCTCCAACTATATTTAAAGTCAGACTGAATATCTTCTATGGCACCTGATAAGAATACTCTAGTTTGCACTATGCCTTCTTAAATTCCTCAAATGTCTTATCGCCTACACCAAAGTACTCTCTAGCTAATCCAGCTTTAACAATATCAGTATTGAGACATTCGCCAGCTTCGTTCCATACTCTAGCAAGGATTCTTCCATACTTTTCATTCTTATCTAGGATAGTTTCAATCTTTACTTTGTTATTAGCTTTCTTGATCCATTGATCGGTGAATTCTTTTGCGGCAAGACCCATCTTCTTTTCTTCAAGATTAGTTGTGCGGCTTTCTGGTGTATTAACCCCATATAGTCTGACGCTCTTTGGTCCAATATGAACCTCAAAACCAAGATCTATCTTAATCTTAAATGTATCTCCGTCAACTATCTTAACTACTTCTGCATTGTAAAGGTAAACATTAAATTGATCTGACATTTTAATCTCTTTCTATTCCTATTGTATCGCAGGCTTTGCGAAATATTGATTGACTTAATCTAAACTGTGAATCTGCATGACTATACCCTTCGCCTGGCTTAGGAGAAGAAGCGTGCCAGCTATGCCCAATAGATACGCTGCCGTCGTATACTACGTTGTAGCCACGATGACGAGCGAAGTATGAGCACCAAGTCTCCTCATAGTAGTGAGGAGTCGGCAGGAAGGCTCCCAATGCGCCTGGGTACATCTTTTGATATTCCTCATCATTGGTTAGCGCTTCCCAAACCGATCTTCTAATAAAATATGCTGATCCAGATACGGTTACACACTCTACCCTATCCCTATAAAGAACATCTTCTACGTCAAGCTGATGCCAACCACGATGAGCTGGAGCAGTGTTTGATCCAACTATTCCTGCATGTGTAATATGACCTTTTTCATCACGTTGTTTTGGGCCAAGTATATGTATATCAGGATTAGAATGAA